AGTTTCAGCAGCAGCAGCAGAACTCGCAATAGGAGCGGAAGTGCTTGCTACATTAGCGGCATCAATCATTGCTTGGGATGCTTCCGGGGTTACGTCAAAACCTCGGGCAGCACTACCAACAGTTTCGGCATTTTTTGCAGAGGAAGCCAGAGTAGAAGTATTTCCTGATGCGCTATCAAGCGCAGCCTTTGCTGCTGTTTCTGCATAGTTTGGAGTATTGGCGGCAGGCGCAATCTCTCCGGTTTTCAGTGGTGGTTTGTCGCCACCTCCAAAACCAAGAAACCGTCCCAATGCGTTGCCGCCAGTCCCGGTTTCCTTAGCTACATCATAGGCAGCGCCAAGATTGCGCGCTGTTCCCATGGCTTCGCTCAACTGTTGAGCGCCAGTCGGTTGACGGGGCGGCTCAACAAATCGCGGTGGCGCAGGAAGGGAATACCTAGTTGTATCCAATGTGGTCCCATAAGGACCAGTCTTTTTGCCAGTCTGACCATACAAGCCAGACTTACCATAAGGATACATACCCTGGTGAGAGTTTAGGATTTCCGAAAGAAGCGAATTAACGTCTGGTGTGCCGCCTTGAGCGAAGCCCATGCCTGCCATTTCAGGCAGAACGGCGCCCCCTTCGGACGAATAGCCAGCCAATCCACCACCAGCAAAATGACCGCGTTCAGCGGCTTCATCGGTCGCCTTGTCATAATCAACAGTCTTATAACCACCAGCCAAGCCAACAGCTTCAGGGTGATGCTTTTCAACATCCTGCGCGATCAGACCAATGCGCGTGCCGGGTTCGCCCTTGTACTTAAATCGGACGATATCCTGACCATCAAACGTCTTACCGATTGTCTCCACATCATCCTTGAGGCGACGATCAGAGAAAAATGCTTGTGGAGACGTTGTGGTCGCACCTGTATTCTGACCAGAAAGCGCACCAGTACCCATGGCAATGTTCGCCAAAAACTGCGCGGTCTGGAACGGATAGCCCTGCTGTTGCAGGAACTGGTTGTACAGAGCTTGATTAAGCGCCTGCTGGGTTTGTTGTTCAACAGTACCCGCCCCAAGTTGCGCTTGGGCGCCCTGTAGGGCCGCCTGCTGGGCCTGAGTGCCAAGGCCAGCCAATGCCTGACCGTAGGTCTGCCCAAGGCCAAACAAGCCTTGACCAAGGCCCTGATATGTCTGTGCGGCCTGTGCGCCCTGGCCAAACACTTGATTGGCAAGCGCAGCCTGTTGCTGCGCTACGGTCATGCCCTGACCAAAGCCCTGCTGGCCCAAGGCAGCCATTTGCTGGGCTGTCTGCGCCCGTGCGGCCCGGTTAGCCTGCTCCGCCGCAAGCTGCTGCGCCTGCTGCTGCTGGGCGGTCTGAAGCGCCTGCCCATAACCCTGGTTCATCAGACCAGATACTGTCTGGCCGGTGGCCAGTTCCTGCTGCCGGGCAAGGTTTGCCTGGGCAATGCGGCCACGATCCCCACCAAAGGCACCAGAAGTGATTTGATTGCCAAGAAGCTGGGACTGTTCCTGCTGCTGCTGCTGGCGCAGGTTGGCCAAGGTTGTGCCAACCACATCCTGCACATACGGCGACATATACTGATTGATGGCGCGGCCAGTCAGTGCCTGCGGATTCACGGCAGAGGCGGCAGACAGGCCCAGGCCAGTGGCAACATCCTGATAGGGCTGCGCGCCATAGTACGCCTGCCCAATATTCTGGGCGGCAGTACCCTGCATAATGTCGGCGTTCTGCTGGCCAGCCATCATCGACTGGGTGGCGGCATTGTAATAGGGATTGGCGGACTGGTAGCCATACTGCATGACCTGACCAGCGGCATCATAGTACGGGCCAGGAATATATTGAGCCTGATTGATATTAGCGATACCAGCCTGCTGAGTGCCGGTCATAGGGGCTACAAATTCGCCAGAATAGGGCTGAAAAGGCGTAGTTGCCGTCTCTTCAGCCCTCGCATTTACGGCATTGTATCGGGCCAACACATCGGGCGGGATTTGAACAACAGCCTGTTGCTGTGTACTGCCGCTCTTGCCACCCATATCTGCCTGTCCCTATGCCGTATCGGTTTTCAGTCGGCGGGCTTCCAGTCGCCTGTCCTTGCATTATACAAGAAAAACGCGCCAGCCGGATTACCAAACTGTCGTTCGTATAAACGAACCTTCGCGTTTGTCCTTGTATTTGACAAGACGCCAATCATTAGCGGCAAATTCAGTTTATCCGCAACACTTTTTGCAAATTCACATAGTCTAGATGCCCGGCCGCCTTTTGCATTTCTGTATTTTGGATGAACAAAAATAGCTCGTTCTTCCACAATTTCTTGGTCTGAATACCACATAACAGCAGTTCGCAACAAAATGGCAGCCTCAATGGCTTCTTCTTCGCCATCAATAATGCCAATAATACCGCGATCCAAGTTAAGGGCTGGCCAAATTTCCTGCAAAAGCCGTTCTGCCTTTGGCCTGACAAATCCGTTTTCATCCACAGCCATCAAGGCAAGGTCCATGATAGCGTGAACGTCCGCAGGAGTACCTATCCGCACAGTTACTCCGGTCATGTTGTTCCCCTCAGTTGGTTTTAGGACCGGGCAGTCCCTTCAATGTCTTGATGGTTTTCGCCCGATACATTTTTACGAAATCATCCAAAACCTTATGTCCATCATCCATGGACCCATCGCCAATATGCGTTACTTCAGCCGGGGTCAAGATGTACTCCCCGCCAGCAACAACAACGGGGACTGGATTACCATTAGCCACAGGCACACCCTGCGGCGCGGCAAAAATCATCTTCGCGACCTTGAACCCGGCCGCCGTGTTGCCTTCACCCATGGCTGAAATAATATCCGCCGGAATCACATAAGAACCAGAAGCCACATGAATTGGCAGATGGTCCGTGCGACCAGCCACAGGACTATCAATGGCACCAGCATGGATTTTGCCATCAATGGGGGCTTGCATCGGGCGTTGCATCCCACCAGAAGCAGATTTGCGCGCCGTGTCCAGAGCCGCAGCGATCGCCTGCTTTTGCGGATGTCCAGCCTTCACCATTTCACTAATGTTGCTGGAAATCGTTTCCTGAGACTTGCCGGGAACCAGGGGCATCTTAGCCTCCAACCGAATAGGTGATATTCAGCGATTGCCCCGTTCCCGGCACAATCACCAAGCCATTGGTAAAAAGCTGATTGGCGGCATGGACGCCAACTGTATTAGGAACAGATACAAGGGCATTTGCCGCCGCCGCAGCGCCCGTAGAGGCGGCGTTGTGGATTAGCCCTGCGGTAGTACCAGCAACTACCACAGATACGTTCACCAGCCTTCCCTGGCCGACAATCACCTGCGTGGTGGCTGTCACCGTAGCGGACGTGGCGGTGCCATAAATCCGGTTCAGCGTCAGATTCAGCGTGTTTACGCCAATGACGCCATTCTTCTGAATAGTGGCGATATCGTCTAAACTAGCCATCAGAATTTCCCATCTGGCTGGAATCGATATCTCATGGCGCCGATACGCCAGAAGGAACCGATATCATCACTGGCGATCTTGATGGACACCAGCCTACCCCTAAAACGCGGCACAATGTACTGCGTGGCCTGCGTCACAGTGTAGGGACCGTAAACCGCAGGCGTATCGCCAGGATAGTTGGTCACATAGAACGTCAACTGGATATTAGCGTTGTTCACGCCGTTGTACGTCCCCCACTTTGCATCAGGCCAGAACTGATCGATGTAAGTCAGCATGTCACCTTCAGATAGGGCGAAATATCCTGTCTGGAAACTGCTGCTCATCGGCTGGCCATCAGCGTCGGGCGATGTTTCGTGCTGATAAATCAAACCCTCTGGCGTTGCGCCAATCGGCGGCCCGAGGACAGATTGATTGATCCAGGCGGTGCGCGAAAGCGTGCCGAAATCCCATTGATTTAGCGTGACGTTGTACTTCACATAGGCATTGATTTCGCCGCCATTGCTCTTGGTCGGATAGTACCATGTCACTTCATTGAACTGCGAGTTTGGCGCTACCCTGATCTTATGGGCGTTATCGGTGTCCAAATCTTGGAAGATAACATCCCAAATAGGACATTGAATGGTCTGCACACCATTGCCAGCCAGCATATAGAACTGTGATTGGCCCATCCAGAACACGGCACCACCCATTGATGTGGCCGCCTTGGACGCAATCAAACCACATCCAGTGCCAATTTCGTTGAACTGATAGATGTATGGTTGGCCGACATACTGCATGGCCCACAAGGCAAGATCAGTCCAAATCAATCCCTGCTGCGGCCCCTGGATTGCGCCAACAATCCGCGATCCCTTAGTTAGTCGATAGGAACCAGCCTGATTGGTGATCTGCGCCACCCACACCTGATAGTTTTCGACATCGCACCAGCGAATCAAAAGCGGGTCTTGAATACCGTCAAAAGTAGAACCCCAAGCCACAATCTGACGCTGCGGCATGGCGACAAACATGCCTCCATTTGATGATGGAGCTTCCGCAATTGGAGTTGCTACCGGCTGATTAAGTGATGGAATCCAAGTGTAAATTGCACCACCGCTAGGTGTAGATGGATCAGTAGAAGGCGTAACACTGGTTGGACAAGCCACCAGCGTAGCGCCCCAATGATCAAGCGACCAATCTGAAGTTGTTATTGGCGTTCCAGAAGCCGCTGAGGGCGCCACACCAGAACCATAACCGCCAACACCATAACCACCGACACCATATCCCGTACCGGCAGGCAATGCACCATACCCATAATAATAAAGATATTGGGCATTGCCGCCGTTAATACTGCCGCTGGTGGTGGATGTGGCGCCATTTTGAGCATAAAAAGTAAATGTATTGGCAGTTGGAACACTTAAAACAGTGTAGTTGCCAGAAAGAGTGATACCACCAACAGTTGTTGGCACAAGAACAGGATAAGTGTCTCCAACGGAGAAACCATGGTTGTTTAGCGTTACTGTAACAACATTACTTCCATTTGTTGTATTAAACAGAGCAACTGAGCCACCATTAGCGACGCTTGACGTTGCATAGGCCGGATTTCCAAAAATATCTGTGTAATAAATATTGTAAGAATTTGCTCCAATTAAATAGCATTTATAAAATCCAAACAAAATAATACCGCCAACACTAATGTGTGTTTTAATAAATACTGTATCATATGATGTTATATTGCTGCCAGTATCATCAATTTCGACAAGATCAGAACCAGCAGTTGTTGTGACAGATACAGCAACATTATGTGTGGCGCATTGAGGGGTAATAGTATTTAGATTTCCATTTGTGAGAACATACAAAGGGGCGCCAACTGCTGCATCACCAGTATCTTCACATCCAATAGCGAGGCGCTTTACATAGTTCATATCTTCCCAAGCCAGTAGAGCGCGCGGAGTTGCGCCTACTGAAGATGGAAAATAGCGCGTCCATCCACCCAGCTTTTGCGGTAGGCCAATGCCCTGCCGGTCAGGAACAAACCGAATCAAATTACTGTAGGACAGGGCCGCTTCATTCAGGGCCATAGTCCTGTTTTCATCAACACCAGGGATCAGTTTCAGAGTTGAATGCGGCATGGATTACCCCCTGGTCGGCGTGGCGACCACGGCAGGCGACATAGAAGTCCAGCCGCCAGCCTCAAACTTCTTGCGGAACTCTTCAACCGTCGCGCTCTTCAGAAGCGTCTGGTACTGCATTTCATAGGTGACTGGCATTTGCGGATCATTCGCCATGGCAGAACTGAAGTTCCGCTGGAAGGCGGCAATATAGATCATTGAAGCCATGATCATTAGATCGGGCAGATAAGTTGAAATGAATGTGGTCGTGTTGACGGCCGAAAGCGAATCAGGCCGCACCGTACCCACGATTTCTACCGTGTAGTCATCATCTGACCAGGGGGCGAACAGGACCGTATTTTGAGTCTGCATGGCAAAATATGTCGGTACAGCCTTGCTGGACGCGCTGCCATAAACCCGATTAATCCATTCCTTCGTCACCGGCAGAAGGGCAACACGCTCACCATCATCAGGCACAGTTGTGCCTGCGGGGGTGATGACGTTGATTTCCTGTATGGTGATGAAGTCACCCAAGGCAAATGTCAGACTGCGCGTTCCATCTGCCAGCGCGTAACTGCTGTTTGATGACACCGTGGTCAAAAGGTCCAAATCACGATAAATGCGGTTTTCCGCATATGTGATCATGGACGGCAAAATAGTCACAAAGTTAGGGTCAGTAGATGGAACCACTGCCATGGTGGCAATCTGGTCCACATATTGGGAATATGTCAGCCCAGTGGTCATCTACTCACTCCTTAGCGCCGCGTTGCTATTGCCTGGGCAATGCTGGGCGCAATCTTTTCGGCACTACGCCCAATGACATAGCCGCCAAGCCCTAATTGTACTATATCCCACAGCTTCAATACTTCTGCATCAGAAATCCCAGGGGCAGACCATCCAAGCCACCGGGCAACGATCAGGGCGCCAAAGGTCAGCATCAGAATAGGGCGCCATGTCGCTGCCAGCCAATGTTCCGATTGTGCCTCTGCCTTGATGATGTCCCCGGCAGATTGGTCCAAGGTGGCCTGATTGGCCAATAGCGCCATGGTGATTTCTTGTTGCGCCCTAGCTGCCTGTTCCGGGTCAGGGAACAGGCGCTTCAGCGTATCGCCAATGATCGGCAGCAGGGCCGGGATTAGGGCTGCGAACATGGTTCTACCTCCATCATGGCGAGGTTAGCGCGTAGGCGTTCATCATCTGGTGCGTGCTGTAGCGCCAAATGGGCCTGCTGCCGGGCGATGTCTTTCACGCCCATGTTCCAAGCCGCAATAGCTGCCAGATCGTGCGCCCAGAACCCCCAGACCGCCGGATCGCAGGTATAAACCATTTCCCGGTCAGTGATCTGCAACGCCCGCATGGACATGGCGAAGCATTCCGGCCACCGCTGCTGGCGGTACAGCATCATAGCCAGTTCGCACCAAGGTTCACGGGTATTAGGAGCCTCGGCGCAGGCGGCATGGAACGCCTTTTCGGCTTCCTGGGGGTTGCCCAGTTCCAGATAAGCCTTTCCTATCACCCGATAGGCGTAACACCGTTCATTGGCCCAGGTAGCCCCAGGAAGCGCCAGATACCGGCGGCATTCCTGCACGCACTGTTCCCAGTGACCATGGAAGCTAAGTTCCCTGGCATAGTAGAAGGCGTTGCGCGGGCAGTTGGGGTCTTCCTGTACCGATACAGCCAGCAAATCCAGATACTGGCCACGGCTTTTAGTCGGGTCAGGATGATGGCTTACCAGCAGCTTGTCGGTATAGGCGTACACTTCCTGAATCCGACCATCCGCGCGCGGATATTCATGGCACGGGTGGTGCCAATGATAGCCATGGCGCGCGTGGATTTTCTCATACCGGAACTTAATGCCGCAGCCCCAGTCAAACATATAGCTAAAGCGGGTTGTTTCAGGTGTCCAAAGCCGTTCGATTTCCTCCCGCCAGCCCGGTTCCAGCACTTCGTCTAGATCAAGGCTAATACACACATCAACGTCGCGAGGAACCAAAGCCAATGCGGCATTGCGTGCATGGTCAAACCTCCATGGGCTGATGTAGATATCATGGACAACGGCGCCATTCCGTTCGGCTTCTTCCGCTGTATCATCAGTGCTGCCAGTATCGGCAATCACAATAAGATCGGCATCATTGGCCGACTCGCAAAAACGCCGAACAAAGTGCGCTTCATTCTTGCTGATGGCATACACGCAAATTTTCAGCTTTTTATCCATAAAACCCCCCTATTGAAGATTCCATTTTTGAACGTAACTGGGACGATTAGCACGAAGCCATGGCATAGCTTCGTTATAATGCCTCCAATCGTCCGCCATTATAGTCGCGGACCCCACATGATGAACATACGCCCTGGAAAGAAAATGCCTGTAGCCAAGTTTATTTAGGTCTTCGCACATCACATCGTCTGAAAACCAGTTCAAAGGCGGGAACTGTACGTCAGAAAAGGCTTTTTTGCTGATCCAGGCAAAAACCGGCGACAAAACAGGCGTTTGAACCACCAAATCTTGCCCTGGATTGGTTGATTTTTGCAGTCCCCGGATATTGTCAGCCCTAGCAGCAACAAAGCCCAGCTTATCAACATTGCGGCGCAAGTCAGTAACGTCCGCCCGCAACGCCGGGATGGTGTTTGGGGTCAAAACCACATCGTCATTGGCGATGATAATTTCATCAAAAGCGCCAAAGGCTTCCGCCATGGCGTAGTTGTAGGCGTCACCGAAGGTGGGCGCTGAGCTTTGATACACCAGCAGCGGTATCTGTGGCGCATAGACGTTGATACTAGCCCGCAGCACTTCCAGGCATGAACCGCCCTTCGTGCTGACGACTATGGGCGTCACTTGTCGGCCTTTTTGTCCAGCTTATCAAAGATTTGCTTTAGGATATCCTTCATTTCCAAAATGTCAGCGCGATAATCATCCTTGTGAACGTAGTTTGTATGAATTTCGCGCTCAATATCTTTCATATCTTGCTGAAGGGAGCGAACTGATTCCCACACAACCTTCAAGACCCAACCAATGGCAGCGCCAGAAACGCCGATAAGGATATTGTACATTTCCTGGGTCATTGTGGCGGTTTCCTACTGCATAACCAGAAAGAAGTTGCCGTTGTTTAGGGACGGCGCTGTGAATATCCAACCAGAGTTATTGCCGCCATCCGTGCTATTGGCGCCTGCGTTCCAAGTCGCACCGCCCGTCGCTGTGCTTCGGCTAATGCTGAGGTAGTTGGCATTAACAGTACCGCTGGCTTTGGATAACGTGTGTGAAGCCGCTGTAGCACTGCCAATCGTGACCAGATTACCTGCTGTACCTGTTATATTCCAATTGGTCAGCGTGGTCGTGGTGCCAGCCGTAAACGCAAATGCGGTGGGAGACACTCCATTTGCCAATGTTGTAATTGTGTTGTTACCGGTGATTCTTAAAGAGCCAGCGCCATCATTAGAAAGCGTGCAATTAAATGTGCTACCACCCCCCGCAAAGATTTTGGAACTAGCGCTAGTAAAACTAATCTTACCTGTTCCAGTTCCAGCGGTGGTTGTGTAGCCAGTTGGGTTTGAATTCAAAAATTGGCTGCCAGAACCAGTAAACAAAAACGTACCGCCATTAAAAGTTAGATTTTTAGTTCCACTCCCAGTTGTGTAAGTGCTGGGCGCAGTTAACGTGTAACCATTTAAATCAAGCGTTCCGTTATTATGCGTGGTTGTTTGAGAGGCGGCGTAAGTGAAAGCGTCTTGAAGGCGTAGAGTACCGCCAATAGCATCAAGAGTAATTGAAAAAGTGATGGTCTTACCTGCCGACAAGAAATCCATAGTTGTGCGGCCAGCAAAAAACACAGATGCGGCGCCACTAAGAGTGACGGCTGAGCTTAGTTTGTAAGACCCATAAAATGTTGCAGAAGCTATAGTAAAAGTGATGGAAATTGTACGAGCAGTGCTATCAAGAGTGGACATATTATATCCACTAAGACTCAAACTGGTTAACAGAGGCGCACCGTCATCAATAATTGCAGTATCTTGCGCCAATGGAAGATTAGCATCAGAGCCAGCGCCACCGGAGCTAGTAGCCCAAGAGGATGAGCCACCCCAACTAGTGTTAGTGCCGACACGATAAACCGTCTTGGTTGTAAACGTGATCCCCGAATTGCCGCCAAGATCACCCAACCGCGTGCCAGACGCGGGCGCCGCAGCACCAGCAATTACAACATCCCTAAAATCAACATCAACAAAAACAACCGCCGCACAAGTTAAGGTAATAGTTGTCCCAGCAGTCGAAGGGGTAATTGAGTGTCTATTTAACGCGGTGGTGCCAGCCGCATTAACAGAAAACGTGCCATTGATTGTTTGGTTGGCATTAATAACATCAGACACTACCCCTGTGGAGAGGCGTGTTGGAAAAGTTAAATCATTAAACGTGTTTGCGCCATTAATGGTTCGCGTGTTGGAATTTATGGCTGTAAACGCTACATTGTAAAATGTCTGCCCGCTGCCGGTAAGCGTCGGCCCAACCCCAGTTAAAGAAATGGTGGAAGTGCCACAATTAAAAGTCAAATTAGTAGCAATGGCAAAAGATAACGTGGTTCCTGTAGTCGATAAACTTATAGCGCTAGAACCAAAATTAATGGTTCTTACACCCGTGCCTGAAGAAGAAAAAGAGGTGGCACTAATTGCATAATTACCTGTATCAAAAGTACCAGCCGTTACAACAATTGATCCACTTAATGTGAGTGCGCTGCCCAAGGTCCAGCCACCACCAACGCCATTAAACGTAAATCCGCCAGAAAGCGATACGCCATTGGTGGTAATGGTGTTACCGGTGGTGGTGGAATTAAATGTTATTGTTGCTGTAGAACTCCATACAGTCGCGGCAACAATAGTAAAAGAACCACTTACCGCGAGCGATGGGGATGTTCCAGTCAAGAAAGACACGGTTCCTGCGCTAACGGTTAAATTAGCACAAGTTAGCGCGCCCGTCATGGTGACGGAATAAGTTGCCGCTTGGTCAAAAAATACATTATCGGCAGCAGTGGGAACCGAAGCGCCACTAGCCCCACCAGACGTGGTTGACCAATTTGTTGTGGAAGTCGTGTTCCAAGTGCCAGTGCCGCCAACCCAATACCGATCAGCCATCTTGCGGCACCTCCTCCTCCGGGGGCGCGGTCACAACAGCAATCCAGTTATCTACCCGCTGCTGCTTCATAGCCCCGATTTCGTCATCGGTTAGGCCATGATCAGGCGGCAGATACAGCGCATCACGGTACACGCCGTAAGCGGTGGTATATTCAAACTCGATCTTGATCCAGTCCATGGTTATGCCTGCGTTGTTACAGCAACAACATCCCAGAAGGATTCATTGCTATTGTAGATGCAGCCCACATAGGTAACTTTGCTAATCGTTGTGGAGGTTGGCAAAGTCACACCAATAACTCGGAATGAGTTTGTGCCTGAAGTGGTCCAGGTCAATGTTTGGCTAGTGCCATTATCTTTAAACCTAAACACCAACTTATCGCCATTGACTGGCGTGCCGCCTGTTGTGGCGTTGATCGTCAGCGTAGCTGCCAGGGCAGTATAGACATACATGTCATAGCTACTGATATCAGGCGTAACGGACGAAGCAGACGCCACAGAAGATACGCGCGGATCAATACGCTTATTTGTTAAGGTCTGTGTGTCTGTGGTGCCTACAATTGTGCCGCTTGGCGCTGTCAGTGAGGTTGTCCAGGCGCTTCCTGTGGAGACCGCAATACCAGCACCAGGGTAGGAAGAAACCACACCAGTAGCGCCAGTCGGACCGGTGGGGCCAGTAGGCCCAGTGGAGCCAACAGAACCAGTAGGGCCGGTAGGGCCACCCGCTCCAGTAGTGCCAGTAGGACCTGTTGGGCCAGTCAAGCCAGTAGAGCCTGTTGGTCCAGTAGGACCACCTGCGCCAGTGGTACCAGTAGGACCTGTCGGGCCAGTCAAGCCAGTAGCGCCAGTAGGGCCAGTAGGACCAACAGAACCAGTTGGACCAGTCGGACCAGAAA